ATGGGCGCGCTGACCGACGCGAAGCTGCGGGCCGCCAAGGCGAGCGAGAAAGCCTACAAGCTGTCCGATGGCGAACAGCTATATCTGCATGTCTCGAAAGCCGGTGGCCGCGTATGGCGCATGAACTACCAGTTCGGGCGCAATGACAAGGGCAAGCCGATCCAGAAAACGCTGACGATCGGCACCTATCCGGCGATCTCGTTGAAGGATGCGCGCGACGCACGCGACGCGGCGAAGGCCCTCCTGGCTAAAGGTGTCGAGCCCAAGCCGGTGGATCTGTTCGAGCGTGCCCCCGTCCCCATCGACACGCGGCCCACCTTCAAGACGGTCGGACTAGCTTGGCACGCGCTGCAGCAGCGTCGCTGGTCGAAGATCCACGCCAAGGACGTCATGGAAAATTTGGAAAGCGACGTCTTCCCGCTGCTGGGGCATTTGCCGATAGACGACATTCAAGCCCCGGCGGTGTTCACGCTGTTGCAGGGCATCGTGGATCGCGGGGCTGTAGAGACCGCGCACCGGACGCGCCAGCGCATCAGTGCCATATTCGTCTATGGTATCGCCACGGAACAGGCGACGCGGGATCCTGCCGCCAGCCTCGCCATCGCACTGCCGAAGAAGCCGAAGGCGAAGCCGCAGGCGGCGGTGACGACGATCGGCGAACTCAGGCAGCTGATTATCGATTGCGAGGCCGAGCGGTGCCGTGCGCCCACTAAATTGGCGCTGCGGCTGCTCGCGCTGACGGCGGTGCGCCCGAACGAATTGCACGGCGCGCGCTGGGCTGAGTTCGAAGATCTGGATGGGCCGGATCCGCTGTGGCGTATCCCGGCGCACCGGATGAAGGGCGATGCGGACCGCAAGAGCGAGATCGAGGGCTGTCATCTTGTGCCGCTGGCACCGCAAGCGGTGGCGATCTTGAAAGTGATGCATTCATTGACAGGGGATCTGGCTATCATCTTTCCCAGCGATCGGCATGTGCATCGGCAGATGAGCGAAAACACGTTGCGCGCGCTGCTGATCAGAGCCGGATATTATCAGCGGCACGTGCCGCATGGGTTCCGATCGGCTTTCTCAACCATCATGAATGAGCGATGCGAAAGATCGTGGCGAGCAACTGGGCACACCGGGGCATCGCCGGATCGGGCGATCATAGATCTGATGTTGGCCCATGTCCCCAAGGATAAGGTCGAGGGCGCATATAACAGGGCGGCCTATATGGAGCGTCGCCGCGAACTCGCCGTCGAATGGGCAGATCTGCTGATCGCGGATATGTGGCCGCCGGAAATGCACATCGGCGCGCCGATCAGATGGGCCGCGACCGGGCCGGGAAAGCCCGGTCGCTGACCGTCAGGCAGCAAGTTTGCCGACCCATGCGTCAATTTCACTTTCGACCCATCGGGAACACTTGTATCCCATCTTCCGCTGGGCCGGGAATTCGCCGCGCTTGATGAGGGCATATAGGTGCGTCCGCGATAGGGACGTGCGGCGCATGACCTCATCGATCCTCAATAGACGTTCGGGTTGATGCGGGATCATGCCGCCAGTTTCCTTTCCGCTGTGCCCGTGATCTTCTCGCGGGGTGGTATCCAGAAGGTCGGAGCGAATGGCCGACCTTGGAAGTCAGTCATGGGGGCGTGGCGCTTGTCCCATACCACCCACATATAGTCGATCTTGCCGTGATCGTACGCGTCATCCCCCAGCTGCTGGATGATGTTGCCGGGGGGCATGGATGGCCGTTCGCACAGGATCCATACGCCGATCGGCGTCTCGTCCGTGAAGAGTCGGTAACGTCCAGCACTGGCGAGCCATTTAAGGGGCAAGAGGGCGCAGACCTTGTGCGTCGCGATCGACAAGGCGCGGCGGATGCACTTTTCCGCCAGCCCGCGCACCAGGCGGCCATTCTGGAAAGAGAATGGCGGGTTGAAGATGATCGACAGACCGCCCGATGCCTCCAGCAGATGGCGCTGGTCGCCGAGCAGGTCATGTTCGCCCATGAATAGCCGATGCTCGATAGTGCGGTCGAACAGATCCGTGCCATAGGCATTGAAGCCCCGTTCCGTCAGCGCCTCCGGGATATGCAGCTGGCCGCAGCAGGGATCCAGATAGGTAACGTCCGATTCCAGGGCGACCATGTCGATCAGGCGGTGCGTCACCCACCTTTCCTCGACATACCAATCCCAAGGATGGCGGGTGCTGCCCTTCGGGCGCGAAGTCAGTTCGCCGCTCATGCTGCCAGCCTTTCGTGCTGAAATGCTTCTACGCCGGAAATTCGTCGTCCGATCCAATGCATCATGGGCACGGGCATGCTGTTCCCAAGCATTTTGTATCGGGGACCATCGGCCAGCATCCTGCCCCGGAAGGGCACTAGGGTGAAGTCGTCAGCGAAGCCTTGGAGCCGTTCGCATTCGTTCACCGTCAGCCGTCGAACGCGTGTCCGGCTTGCCACGAACAATCCTGCGCCGCCGTCGATATGCTGGTTGTCCTGTCCGTAAAGACGCCCGAAACTGGCGTCCAAGCATGGCGCGACATCAGCGACGAATTCCATCTCGTTGGGATCAAGCCTGTCCGTCGCTGTGCTGCAGGCCGTGAGGGCACGGCTAAAATCGCTGACATGGACTATACGGCTGTCTCTCGCTAGATCCCCGTGCGAGCGACGCGGATCAGCGCCACATGCAGCGCGCGCGGCAACCGGCGGCGGCGTTTCCGGGCGCGGCGGAGGATGCCCTTGCAAGCTCTGGCGCTCAAATAAAACCGCTGCGGCAGGTCGCCAGTCTCCAAGATAGCCGACAACAATGACACGGTGGCGCTGCTGGGGAACGCCGAAGTATTTAGCGTCAAGAACTCGGTAGGCGGTCCCATACCCGAGTTCTGCCATGCCCCCGAGGATGGCACCAAAATCCCGTCCTTCATTTGATGACAGAACGCCGGTGACGTTCTCCCATACCAACCATCGGGACCGTGATCGATCAGCAAGGCGAAGATATTCGAGGGCCAGGTTGCCACGATCGTCTGCCAGTCCCCCTCTAAGCCCGGCGATGCTGAACGATTGGCAGGGGGTTCCTCCGACAAGAAGGTCAACTGGTCCATATTCGGTCCCTTTGATTTGCGTGAAGTCCCCAACCAGCGGGACGTTCGGATAATGGTGAGCCAGCACGGCGCGCGGTGCCGCTTCGATCTCGGCATAACAAAGCGCCTGCCACCCCAGCGGCTTCCATGCCGCTGTCGGGGCACTAATCCCGGAACAAATGTCGATGTATCTCATGCGGCATTCCTTTGCTCGGTGACTGTGGCGCGGAGATCAAGGCCGGGGAGCGCCCACACATGGACATAAAGGTGCGCCCAGCGCCAAACGGTGTAGAGGTTGCGGTAGAGAGGCAGGTGATCGCGATCGGCGGCCTTATCGAGCGCACGGCGCGCGGTGGCGACGATTGCGAGCCAGCCCTCCCGGTCGGTGGGGAACGGCGGTCGGCCGACGCCGGTCAGATCCTCACGGATCAGCGTCGGGATATCCAGCTTGTGGGCGATAAGCACGGCCATGATGTGCCACTGCGCCATGTCGGCGTTGCGCGCCTCTGTCAGCCGCCAGCGCTTGTCGCCATTGCCTGCCTTGCGGATCTCTTCTGTCCAGGCAGCGTCGCGCTGTTCGCACACCGCAACGATCGCCGACCAGTGGTCATCGGTGGTGATGGCCCATGGTGCGGCGGTCATGGCTGCACCGCCATTCGGCCCAGATCCGTGATTTGCCACCAACAGACGCGGCTCTTGCCTGGAGCAGAAACGCCGCACGCAAATCCGCGCTTCTCAAGGCGCTTCATCATGTCGCGCGCGGTGGCGGTATGGTGTTGGCGGCACAGCCCGGCAATGTGATGGGTGGCCACCGGCCCGCCTTCGGACAGGAAGGCCAGCGTGGTGTGTTCAGCTAGTGACAGGGCGGGGCTAGGCATCGGCGCGCCGATGCGGCGCAGGGCGGTGGCGATGGGCACGAACGCGACGGCTTCGGCAGCGCGAGGCCCGCGAAGCGAGTTCGCGCGCCAGCGGCGCACCTCGTCGGGCGACCGGGTGGTCAGGACGATCGCTTTCCGCTGCGGGAAGGGTTGATGGCTGCACACGCCATCATCAACGATGGTGTCGATGCCGAAGAACTCGGCGAAAGCCCGCGCGTTGATCGTTTTGCCGGTTCCCGGCGGTCCATGGATGACGATGATGCTCAACGGTTTTCTCCCTTGGCGCTGGCCAGTGCGTGGGCGATGATGAAGGGGATGGTGAACAGGGCCGCGATCAGGAAAAGCGCGCGGATTGCGCCCTTGATCGCCAGTCCGGTGCGGCGGTTGCTGGGTCCACCTGCGGCGCAGGAATCGCATCTGCAGCCTATGGGATGGATGGATGGGTGAGACCGACGGCGCATGGTCATTCCATCCCCAGCGCGGTCAGGTAGGTGTCGAGGATCGCCTGTTCTTCCTGAAGCGCGTTCGGGTCTTTTTTCCGGCGGGCGATGATGTCGCGCATCGCCTTCTTGCTGTAGCCGGTGGCCTTCGCCTCCTGATAAACGTCGTTCCGGTCATCCAGCAGGCCAAGGATCTCGCCGTCGATGCCCTCGATCCGCTCGATCAGCAGGCGCAGCTGCTGGGCGGCAGCGTCGGGATTGGCCTTGATTGGATCGGGGACGATCCGCTTCCTCTTGCCCTTGCGGACCGGCTCGACGGTCGCCGGAACAAGTTTGTGGACGGTGCCGCCCTTGCCATCTGGCACGGCGGCCATACGCATCGGACGCGCGGGATCTGTTACAGATTGAGCCTGCATGGTTGCCTTCCTGTTCATGCGGTGGGGGGAGTGCCGGGGCGTTGGAAAACCCAGCAGTTGACGGTCTTGTCGAGCTTCGAATTGACCGGCTTGTGAGCGACGAACTTCCGGGCCTTGCTGTTTTTGAGCAGGCGTTTGAGTTCGTTCATCGGTGGGAGCGATAGGCGTAGGTCGCCGCATTTCTGCTCGAACTGGACAAGGTTGACCGCGATCAGATCGCTGCCGCGTGCATGGTTGATCGGCTTGTCGGTAAATTCCGGCTCGTTGGCCTCGATCCAGTCGAACCGCTCCCAGAATAGCTCAACATGGGGGTGATCATGTTCGACCAGGCGCTGCCTGTCGGTCAGCATGTCCCGGATGAAATCATGCGTGGCATCAGCCGCGGCTTTGGGGATCTTGTTGACGACGATCTGCATGGCGTCGAACATCGCGGCCAGCTGGGCATGGTTGAGCGCCAAACGGTTGTTGCGGATCCCGCGCTGTTTCAACATCGCGTCGCGGTGCTGAGCGAAGCGTTCCCGATAGCATTTCAGGATTTCCGCCTCTTTGCAGACGATGTGCACGATGAAGCCCGACACGTCGTCGCGGTCGATGCGGGCAACCTTTTCCGCCGCCTCGCGGGTATGTTCGCCCCAGCCTGCCTTATCGATGGTCAGGCCCATGATGCGCTCGCGCATCGCCGGGGAAGCCTCGACCGGGTCGTTCTGCACGATGGCGATAGCGCCCCGGAACGGCGGTTCGAATGTCTCCATGCCGCCGTTGGCGATGGCGCGGGTGCGGACGGCGCGCCCGTTATAGGCGGTTTTAAGTTCGTCCCACTCAAAGCGGCGGCTGTGTGGCGTGTCCTGATTGCGGTCACCCTCGATCAGCACCACCGGCAGGTTGCCGACCTGTCCCAAGGTGCGGGAGATACCGGCATTGGTGGCCTTGGTCGGGTCAAAGCCTTCATAGTTGCCGACGCGGCCCATCAGCTTCCACAGGAACGCGATCAGCGTGGACTTGCCGGTGCCGGGAGGGCCGGTCACTTCCAGAAAGCCAAGGGAATCCTGCGCCGCGCGGACCTGTTCGGCAAAGAGCGACAGCACCCAGAAGGTCAGGACGACATAGCCCTTCGGACCCCAGGCCTCATAGACCGGCTGCAACCAGTCGAGATCCAGGCGGTCCGCGTCATAGTTGATCTTGAGCAGGCGGTCTGCCGTGCGCAGCTTCACCGCTTTGCGCGAGAAGACGAAATAGTCGTCCTTGTTGACCTTCTCGACCTTGCCCTGACTAACGCCGACGTCGCCGAGCAGATAGGCTTCATGGTCGATCGAATAGCCGGTGAACTGGATCGCCTCGACCATGCGGATGCTGGCCCACTGGCGCTGCATCAGCTTGTCCAGATGGCCGGTGGTGCCGGTCCACTGCGCGCCGGGGGCGACCGATGACAGCCGTTTCTTGAACTCTGCACCGGCGGACAGGTTAGCGCCGGAAAAGGTCGCCTTCACGGCATCGCGGCGCGGTTGTCCCTTGATCCGGGGGAAGTCCACGCGGAGGAAATATGCGCCCTCCTCAATGTGGGCATCCTTCTGGAAATAGAGGGTGCGGAAGGTGCAGTTCGCCAGTTCGGTGATGTCGGCGGCCTGTCGCGCCGCCTGTTCCCACTGATCCTGATAGGGCAGCGCCGCGATGGTCGGATCGGTTTCGCGCAGCCCTTCAAGGATGCTTTCGATCCGCTCCAGCGAGAAGGACGCCCACAGCTGGCGCTGGTTGAAGACCAGGGGGAAAGACGCGGTCTTGAACCGCTTGTAGATCAGGAACGCCTTTTCATCCGCGCTGCCCGCGATCGTGACGTCGCCCGCCCACAGATATTGCTCGATATTCTGCGGCTGCAGGCGATCGGCCTGGTGCAGATCGTTCCAGTCCCGCTTTTCGCCCTCGCCGTCCATCTGGACCTGCGCCGCGCCCGCGCTCCAGCCTGCCTTGCGAGCCTCGGCGACATGCGAGATCGTATAATCGACACCGGCGGCACCCTGGTCATAGGCGAAGATCAGGCGCGGACCGGCCCCGGCTTCGGGATCATCGCCGATGGCCTTGCGCAGATCGGCCAGGAACTGCTTGGGGTAATTGTTGCAGGACATGGCCGACACGGCGACGATGTCGTTCTGGCGGAGGGCGATGGCGTCGAATACGCCCTCTGCGATCCAGATTTCCTTCGCGCGGGCCAGCGTCTCGATCGTATCGCCGGGGTAGGTCCAGACCTTCCCGCGATAGCCGCCGCCATAGGAAAAGGTGGCCTTCTTGTCGCCGAAGCGGTGGGCCTGATCTATCAGCCGCTGCCAATAGCCGCCGCCGGGCATCGGGAATCGCACGGTCGCGGACCCGATGTTCAATTCGGGATCCTGATACCATTCTTGGGTGTAAGCGCCCTTGAGCGGCGCGATGTCGAGGCCGCGCGCAGCGATCAGATAGGCGTCGGCGGCGGCGTTCGGGTTCTGCTTGGTGGCCTTGTAGCGCTTCGACCAGTCGTCGAAGATTTCCGGGTAGAGCGACTTGGTTTCGCCTTCCCATCCGCATTTTTCGACGCGGCCACAGCGCAACACCCATGGATGGCCGGCGGGCGTCCACAGTGCCTTTTTGTCATTGCATTGGGGGCATTTCCCCTCGCGCAGGAAGCCGCCACGCTCGCGCAGATTATAGTCTTTTGTCAGGCGGGCTGTGACTTCACGCAGGATATCTTCACGCATGGGGCAAGCTTCTCAGGCAATAAGGGGCCTATCCCGGCGGCGGGGTGCGCCGGGCTGGTCTTTGTTCGTCGGGAGGATCTCGGCTGAGCCGAGCGGCTAGGTCTGGGTCGCTAAGGCATCGGCAGGCTCGCTGGGCGGACCGTTGTCGTTGTCGGCGCGGTCATTGGCGGCGGCGTGCCATGTGGTCATGGGCAGGACGTGCAGCGGGCTGGGAAAGCGGCTCGCCTTCGTGCTGCGCACAGCTGCCATCTCGACAACAAATTCGTGCCCGCAGGTGTCTGGATTCCGGCAGCGATAATATAGCTCGCGATACAGCGTACTATTCTTGCCAACAGCCCGAGAATGGGCACGGCCCCCGCAGGCCGGACAAGTGACATGTGGCAGACCCGACATTCAGCTTTCCCCCGTTTTTCCAGCCCCAGCACCATTGCCGGGCAGAAAGGATTTGAGACGGGTCAGCAGGCGGCTGTAAGCACCGCTGGCTTCCTCTGTCTCTTTGATGGCGTGATAGATCTCTGTCGGGGACGAACCGTGCTGCATCGCATGAATGCTGCTGCTGATCGCGCCCGCTGATTCCAGCGATGCCTGGGCGATGTCGTCGGCCAGCGCGGCCCGACATGCCATTGTGTTCGATAGTTGAACGTCCAGCTGGCGGGCATAGCTTTCGAGGATCGGCGGATAGCCCCCGCCTGCCTCCATGAACGCACGGTCAAGGGCCATGGCCTGACCCAGCGTCGGCATGCTGGCTTTATCGCTCTCGCTCCAGTAGCGGACAGCGCGCTTGGACCGGCGCGTGATCTTGGCAGCAGCATCCCAGCCAATGAGGCCGACCGCCGTCGTGATGGCGAGGGAGAAGGTGAGAGGGGCGCGGACCTTCGTCACTCCATTGCCCCCTGTAGGCTGGAGATCACGCTTTCGACGTCGAAGGATTCCAGATCATCATAGGCGCTGGTTAATGCGTCGGCAGCGGCTTCCGCTTTGTAATAGCGGTCGCTGCTCTGCATGTTTTCGGGAATACCGTCCCGATATTCTTCCTCGTCGCTCTTGATCATGTCGATCCGCTCGCTGACCGCCGAAATTTGCATCGCCAGATCCTGAAGCTGGGCGATCACGCGCTGAATTTCTTTGCGGCGATCCCGGTTCATGCTCCCGGCCTCCCAATGGCGCACAGGGCAAAGATCGAAGCGCTGCTGATGATGACGAAGGTGACGAGACTGTACCATCGCGGCAGCTGCGGCATGGGGGCCGGTTCGTCGCGGAAGGTCAGTTCCTCCGGCACCGCGAAAGTGTGCCGCGCGGCAAAGCGGCCCCGCAATCTATAGGTCACCGCGACCCTGCCGGGGAATATGGATGATGATCCTTTTGCCGAATGTTCGGCGCAGGCTGCGTCGGCTATCGCATTTTCGGGGCGGTCTGCGTGATCAGACGGCGATGGCGCATTGCGCTCGATCGCCTGTGTCTCGAAGGAAAGCATTCCGTTTGGTCCTTTCAAGCGGATCGGTTGGGCGGGGGGTGCGATCCCCGCCCAACCAATTTCAGGTCAGGCGGCGACTGCCGCCGGATGCGCGGCCCGGCCTGCCGCTATGGCGGCGCGGGCTGCTGCGGTGAGTTGAAGAGGCTGGCCCTTCCGCACATTGCCAAGCACTGCCTGGGCGCGGACTGCGGACCAAAGATCGCGGCGCGTGACGCGCAGCTGTGTTTCCAGTTCGGTGACGCTCATCGGGTGAGCCGCGTCGAAGAGGGCGTTCAGCAGGCGGGCCTGCACATCGTTGGCGAAGGACATCAGGCGACGTCCTTCCGTTGCGTTTTGGCCATCCGATCGCAAGCGACACCCTTCTTTATTCCCGATAGAATAGGCCCACATTCCTCGCCGGGCTCTGGGGCACCGGCACCATCGTGGACAGGGTAGAGGTCGGGGCGAAGAAGATGGCGAGACACATGGGTGGCGGCCTCGACTGCGAGAACATAGTCGGCAGGGAGCCTTTTACCTGATTGAAGCCACTTAGAGACGGCAGGTTGCCGAACTCCGCAAATCAGCGCGAACTTGGTCTGTGACCCGGCGTTTTCGAGCGCCATTTGCAGCGCTTCGTAAGGGGTTAGTGCGTTTGCCATGCCCCTGCCTATTCCAAATGGAATAACATCGTCAATAGCAAATCGAAGGTATCGGAATATTCCTGATGGAATATCTAAGCGGCATGCGCACAGGTGAACGTATCGCGGCAAGGCGGGCGGAATTGGGGCTATCTCAATCCGAACTCGCGCGGCAGGCGGGAATATCGCAAGCAACGATCGGTAAGCTGGAATCCGGGATTAGCTCGGGATCCTCACAGATGCACAAGATCGCCCGCGCGCTTCAGACCACGTCGGACTTTCTGACCGGAGAGACCGACGATCCTTCCCTCGGCGCAGCGCCGGTGCCAACGCCGCAAATGATTGCCGAGCAGCTGGGGATGACGCTGATCCCTGAGGTTGATCTGCACTTCGCACTTGGGGGCGGAAACTATGTCGATGGGCCTGTATCGACGACATTGGTTCCTTATCGCACTGACTGGCTGAAGCGCATAACCAGAGGGGCCCAGGCGGATGTGATCCTGACACGGGGCGACGGTGATTCCATGGTGCCGACCATCTTGGACGATGACGATGTGATCGTGAACCGGTCCGATCGCATCATCACCAAGCAGGATCGGATCTGGGCGCTAGGCTATGGAGATTTGGTGGCCATCAAGCGCGTTCGCCGCCTCGCTAATGGAATGTTTCATTTGCTGAGCGACAATCCAAATGTGACGCCGATCGAAGCCTATGAAGACGAACTGCGCGTCATCGGGCGTGTGATTTGGATTGGCAGGAGAATGTAGGCGTGGCGCTACCGTCCATGTCGCTAGCTGTCGTCGGCGTCGCGCATAAGAATTCCGATGGAACCGACCGGCGCTTAGAAATTGATGAGTGCATGCCGGGCGAGCCGGTGGATTTGGTGCCGGAGCCTGAGAACGAATTCGACGTTCACGCGGTCGCGGTCTATTCCTGCCGCAAGGTGCAGATCGGGTATGTGAAGGCAGACAGATCCCCAAGAATCCGCGCGCTTCTATCAAGCACAGAGGTTCGCGCCGTTTTCCAACGACCCGCGCAGTTCGGTGCCTGGGTACGGGTGGCATTCGATGGCGAGGATCCGGTGCTGACCGACGCAATGCTTGAAGATCATGACGAAAATGTCGATCGCGGTAGTCCGTCAGAACCGGATTTCTATCCTGATGAGATCTGGCTTGATGATTGAGAACAAGGCATCGGAACCTTATGTCCACATCCGGTCACAGACGGATTGGACCATTACACGATCGTCGTGGAGCTAAGAACCTTCTTCGAAGGGGTGCTGATCGGATGAGCACTTGATTTTTTTGCTAAATCAGCAATCAGCTTGACCTCATTTGGATTCTGCGGGTCGAACGCCCTGGCCTTTTCTAGCGCAAGCGCGCGCAGCGAGGCGTGACGTTCCGCGATTCCCAACCAATAATGTAGGAGCGTGGAACGCACTTTACGGAAGTCGCGGCGGATAGAGGCAAGATCGCCTTCGCCTGTCAGCATGTCGATCAACGCCTTGGGCATAAGCTGCGCTTCACGGAGACGAATTCCGACATGGTGTCGGCCAAAGGGAAGAATGAGCTTGTTGATTGGAAGTCGCTTCTCCAGTTCGGCTGCGTGATTGCGGTCTACGGGCAGTCGGGGGTCGTAAACCGCGATGTACGTAGCGCCCTTCTTGACGTTCCGTTCGAAGTCATCGCGAACAAAGTCAATTTTGGCAGCAGTATTGCCCCAGCCCGGGTTGTAGTTAACCTTCTTTGGATCAACAGTGAACTGCGGAGCGAGGGCAACCACCCTATCCGCGTTCAGGGCAGCAGATGTGTGAACGGCAGCGTATCCACCCATCGACGCGCCAGTAGATACTACATTGTCATAGCCAGACAGAATGGAGCGGGCCTTTTCAGCCGCACCATCGATCTCGGCATATTGATACCATTGATTCCCGCGCGGGAGGAAGTGGACTGCGTCGAGACCATTCATGCTCAAACTGGCTTGCGCAGTCGGAAAACGAGGAGCGCTTTCGTCCAGCAGCGCGCAGAAGGTGCAGACCACCGTTCCTTCACGCGAAGCCACTTTCTTGGCTGCACGTGTAAAAACCACCGACAGATTGTCCGTCTCAAAAATCAACTCGTCGGTGTCTAGAATCTTCTTTGATGGGAACGCCATTCCTACCCCCAAAGCACACACAAGCGGGTAGTGCCGATTGATTGCTTTTCCTCCAGCAGGCGATTATCAATGTTGTGTAGCATCCGCAACGTTAGATTGAATATGCGAAGCTGCTGGGACCGGCGGCAAGGTCCGCGTCATCAGCCTGCCCCGCACCCATGAAAGGAGATAAAGCGCCACGTCTGACGAACGCCCTGTCATTTTCGATGATGACAATCCCGAATGGACCGATGCCGATTTCGCCCGTGCCAAGCGGGGCGACGACATTCCGGCCCATATCCGCGCCGCCTTTCCCAAATTAAAGGGAGGGCGTCCGCGCGGGTCGAACAAAGAGAAGGTGTCGCTGCGCCTGGACAAGGATGTGCTGGAGCGGTTCCGCGCTGCCGGGCCGGGGTGGCAATCGCGCATCAATTAGGTGCTGCGCAAGGCGGAGGCATGAAATCCACGTCGTTTCGACACCAATCATTGAGACCAGGCGTGAAAATGGCCGCCCTCAGTTAGAGGGCGGCCACGCTGCACTGTGAAGACTGTGAAACTTCAGTGCAGATCAGTTGCTCAGAAGCGGTAAGAAATGCCGAGCGACAGCTTGTTGTTATCGACGCGGATGCCGTTCAGGCCCAGATCACGGTTCAAACCGGCGCTGCCGAAATCTTCGATCAGATATTCGACGCGGATAGACGTCTGCGCGCCAACGCGGGTTTCGAGGCCAGCACCGTAAACCAGCGCATCCTGCGTGGTCTTGGTGGTGAAGGTATCGACGCCGTCGGACAGGCTCGACTTGAACTTGGTCGACTGCCAGCCACCGCGAGCATAAACGCCGGTATTGTCCGCCAGCATATAACCCAGGCGAGCGCTCAGGCCGAACGATTCACGCGCGCGAATCTTGGCGTCTGCAAGGCCGCCGAGGTCAGCCGACAGGCTGGCGCTGGACAGATTGGCGTTCGCTTCCACACCGAAGAACACAGCGTTCGACAGCGCGTAATCATAACCGACATAGAGCCCGCCACCGACGCCATTTGCGCTAAGGCCATCGAAGGAAAGGGTTGCGCCGCCGCCCAGATCGACGTCTTCGGCCTTGATTTCATATGCGTCGCGGCTGATCTGCGCGCCGACATATGGGCCAGAAAAGACGTCAGCGAAAGCAGGCGTCGAAACCGCAGTGGCAGCCATGATAGCTGCAACGAAAATCTTCTTCATTTTGTCAATTCCTCATTGAACATCGCAAATATTAGATGCGACCGCGCTATCTGTTCTTGTGCGCGGGGCGCGGTTACCCAATTGCGAACTTGGTACGCAACTATCTAATCGTCCGTGTCGAGAAATATCGTTTCGGTGTCACAATTATATCACAGGCGCATCAAGGCGCAGTCTCCATCTTCACATCGGTTGTGAAGCCGCCCGCCTTGTCGAGCCGGTGCGTCACTTCAGAAATCAGCCATGTGGCCGCGTCGATCTCATCCTTATAGCCGCTGACCTTCACGCGGGCTTCGGGGATGGCGTCGGCGCGGCCCAGCGCCAGCTTCATGTCAAAGGTCGCCGGTGCCCGCTTGAGCCGGTCCCGCTCCGCAATGGCCGCGCGCTTCGCCGACGCCTCATCGGGATAGACCTTGCGCAGCTTCTTCGCCCCATCCGCCTTGCCCACGGTAAACGTCTCGCGCTTCGCCCCCTTTTTATCGTGCCAGCTGGCCGTGACTCCTTCCTGACCGTCTCGCTTCTGCCGCTGCCATGAGTGGCTTCCTCCGTCGCTGCGGCGGATGGTGAGCGTCGGCAGCGCCTTGCCGCTGGTGGTGGTGCCTGCGCCCTTCTTGGCGAAGATCAGATGCTTGTCCTTGATGGTCGCGACAGCGTCATGCTCCCGACCGAGACGTTTCAGGAAGGCGATGTCGCTTTCCCGGCTCTGGCTGATCGAATTGAGCGCGATCGAGGACAGGGCAGGGGCGATCTTCAGCGCCAGGCCATTGCGGCCCGCCACGTCCTTCAGCACTGCGCCCAGCGTCGTATTCTTCCAGCTCTGTTCGCGCCGGTTGCGGATCTTGCTGGTGAAGTCGGCAGCGCGGGCTTTGATCGTGATCTGGTCGGGTGGGCCGATGTGCGACACATCGTCCACCTTGAAGCTGCCTTTGTCGACCAGGCCGACTGTAACGTCGCGCCCCTGTTTCCAGCCCAGATGCACCTTCAACACCGCGCCTTCCTTAGGGATAGCCAGCATCCCGTCCGTATCGCTGAGAACGATATCCAACTGGTCGGCTTCGTCGCCGCGCTTTTCCGACAGGCTGAGCGAGACCAGGCGCGGGCGCAGCCGGTCGGACAGATCCTTGCCGTCGAGCGTCACACGCCAGTCTGCGATATTGTTGACCTTGTCCGTCACTGTGTCGCGCCTGCATTGCTCGCTGGTGCCGGATCATCCACGCGCAGCAGGTCAATTCCGAAGTCGATGCGGCGCGGGCGGCCATCCGCCATGAGGAAAGCACGGCGCTCATCGATCGCGGTGACGACGAAGGTGCCGTAGACCGTGCCGCGTCCATCGACCAGCGGCAAGGCCTCGCCCTGGTCCGCCATCGAGCGCAGGTCATCGATCGACACCTGCCCGTCCGTGATTTCCGCATAGACGGATCCCGAAAGGCTGATCCTTTCATCGCCCAC